TAGCGTGTTCGTGCTGCTCCTGACCGTGTTCTCGCTCGGCATCGGCGCCGGCTCGCTGCTGTGCGAACGCCTGTCGGGCCACAAGGTCGAGATCGGTCTGGTGCCGTTCGGCTCGATTGGCCTGTCGGTGTTTGGCATCGACCTGTATTTCGCCAGCTCGAGCTTTACGGCGGGCACGGCGATCGTCGACTGGCTGGCGCTGCTGAGCCAGCCGGGCGCCTTGCGCATCCTGTTCGACCTGGTGATGATCGGCGTGTTCGGGGGCCTCTTCATCGTGCCGCTGTTCGCGCTGATCCAGACGCGCTGCGACCAGCAACACGTCTCGCGCACGATTGCCGGCATGAACATTCTCAATGCGATCTTCATGGTGGCCTCGGCCGGTGTGGCGATCCTGCTGCTGGGGCAGGGCTTCACGATTCCCGAACTGTTCCTGACCACGGCGCTGCTCAATGCGGTGGTGGCGATTTACATCTTCTCGCTGGTGCCGGAATTCCTGATGCGCTTCCTCGCCTGGATCCTGATCCACACCGTCTACCGGGTGCGCATGATCGACACCTCGCACATCCCGGCCGACGGCCCGGCGGTGCTGGTCTGCAATCACGTGAGCTACGTCGATGCGATCGTCATCAACGCAGCCAGCCCGCGCCCGATCCGCTTCGTGATGGACCACCGTATCTTCAAGACGCCGTTCCTGCGCTGGATTTTCCGCGCGGTCAATGCGATCCCGATCGCGCCGGCCAAGGAAGACCCATGGACGATGGAAAAGGCCTTCGTCGACATCGCCCACGCGTTGCATGACGGCGAGCTGGTCTGCATCTTCCCGGAAGGGCGCCTGACCAAGACGGGCGAGATGAGCGAGTTCAGAAGCGGCATCACCAAGATCGTCGAACGCAACAAGGTGCCGGTGATTCCGATGGCGCTGCGTGGCCTGTGGGGCAGCTGGTTCACGCGCGACCAGGGCAATCTGTTCGGCCGGCGCATCGCACGCGGCATGCGCTCGCAACTGTCGCTGGCGGTGGGCACGCCAGTAGCGCCGGAGCTGGCTACGCCGGAATACCTGCAGCAGCAGGTGATGACGTTGCGCGGAGAATGGAAGTAGGCGGAAGTCAGCGCCGGGCCATACCGCCGCGATGGGTATGGCAAAATCGCAAGATTTTTTTTGTGGCTCTGATATAATTATTGACTAGTCGGGGCGTAGCGCAGCCTGGTAGCGTACGTGCATGGGGTGCACGGGGTCGGAGGTTCGAATCCTCTCGCCCCGACCAATAAAATCAAGCAGTTACAGCGTGAGCTGTATAGAACAACAGCACTGTATATTAGATGTTCATCTAATATCGGTGCTGTTTTTTTATGACTGATTGAGCCGGAACTGCTCTAGTGCGTACATACTCGATGCGCTCCCTGACTTCAAAGGATGATCATGACGAAACCGTCCCCCCGCCTATCTATAAATACCGTGGAGGAATTATTTGACAAGCTGAAGTGGGACGAAAGACGGCTGCTGCAATCATGGGGCGTGTACGAGTCTTGGGACTTTGTCTTAACGGCGCATCATCTCTACAAGGATTGGATTGGGGGTCGCACGTCCCAAGCAACCACCCTTCAGAAAGAACGCTGGATCCAGATTGAGAAAAAGGATTGCTTGGCACGATTCTTTGAGGCTATCGGCAACGTCGCGGATGGAAATAAGCATTTCGATCTAGACTGGTCGAAGAAAAAGCAGATTGTTGACCAAGTAACCGATCCAGAGGTATCCGACTACGACTCATATCTCTTTGGGGAAATGCCTCACATAAAATATAACGGGCACCACGTAAGTATGTACGCGGGATCTGCGGTGGTTATGTGTTGTTTCCAATGGATCATATATGGCGGCGACCCGGCCGTTCTCGATGAAATGTCGTCGGCTCTGGCGGCAATGAAAATTGAGGCGCGTTGACGCTAAAACTCGAACCGCACTGCCCATTCCTGGATGTACGCCGGGCCTGCATCGCCCTGCGGCCGCTCCTCGCCTTTGAGCAGCAGACCAGCGCTGTTCATCGTCGTCAGGCGCGCTTCGTACAGCGTCGGGACCAGCGGATCACCAACTTGGCTACTTGGGTCCGTGACGTTGGCCACGATTGAAGTGCCAACGCCGTAGACGCGCACGTCGCCCTCAACGGCTGGCGCCGCGCCAATATCGCGATCCGACAAGCGCTTGCCGTGGTGGCGTAGGCGTTTAACTTTTCCGAGCATGATCTGAGTGTAGCATCGTTGATTTCGGTCAAGCTCCGGTAACAGTCGGTCGATACTATCTAAAAATGTATAAACGAACTGATCGGTTGACCGCCACTCACGTCGACCTTGCTGTCAACGTCGCGGCCGCATTTACTTTGGCCGACGGCGTGCGGGCGCTGCACGAACAGGGCGTATCTCCTGCGGTCGTGCAGCGCATACTTATTGAGCGTGGGCCGCGTCGAGGGGCTCGCCCATCAGCCGCTCCATCATCGCCTCAACCGCATGCGAGTGACATGCTTCCCCCGCGATGACGACCAGTTGTGGCAGCCGGTCCTTGTGCTCCTGGTGAACGGTCAGGACGTGACCACCGCCACCGGGCGTGATGATGTTGATGTCGAATTGCATCATGCGACCTTCTTGATTTTCTCCATCGTGCGCAGACCGCCCAAGCCGAGCATCCCGAGCAGGATGGTGCTCATTTCGCTGAAGTCGAACTCGGGTAGCACGATGGGATGTCCCGCCATGGCCATCAGGACGACAACAGACGGGCCAACGACGAACTTGAAGGCGAAGGCGGCGCCGCACACCCAGCCGATTGCTGGGCGCCAGCCAGCGACGAACAGTGACTGGTGCGCTGCCTCGACGCGGTTGACCTCGATCTGGCCGGTGGCCATCTTCAGGTCGGCGTCCAGCTGCGCGAGTTCGCCGCGCTGGGCCATTTCCATGACCTTGATCTTGGCGTCAGCGGCGGCTTGTGGGTCGGGCAGAATGCGATCGAACAGCGTGCCGAGCAGGGGGATGAAAGCAGCGAGTGTCATGGGTCAGCCTTTCGTTTTGCGGTGATTCATGTCGGCACGCCGACGAGGAACATCTCGGTTTCTGCGGCGCGCCGGTCGACCAGGCCCTTGAGCTTCTGGCCGCCGGCATTTACCCAACGCCCCAGCTGCGCTGCCGCAGCGTGGTAGCTGCCTTTGTTCACCAGGATCAGCAGCGTTGATTCAGCGAGGCGGCGCGTGCCTAGGTTGAACGTGAACGACGCAAGCGCGTCGAACTGCCCCTGTGTCAGCGGTGACTTAACCAGCATGGCCACTGCTGCCTCGGCGTCCTCGAGGTCTTCCGTCAGCCACACATCAGCCTGTTGCACGGTGCAGGTGTCGCCCTTCTTGACGCCCCGCGTGTGGCCGTAGCCGATCGTCCAGACCCCGGCAGGGCAGAGGTAGGCTTGCTTGCGGAAGCCCTCGAATCGACGAATCAGCGCGTGGCCGGCTGGCGAAGTCTTCATCTCAGTGGCTTTCATCGGTCGGCTCCTTGATTGCGGCAGGGAACTTAGCGTCGAGCAGCCCTTCCAGTTTGAATAGGGCACGGCTGCCCATGTGCGCACCGATGCCGGTCAGCGCATACATCAGCGGCTCCGGAAATTGCTGCCACTGGCAGAGGTGGGCAACGATCACGCCGGCCAGGCCGGAAATAACGATCTCGCCGATCAGCTCGGCCAAGTTCCAGGCGCGTGCTTGCTGGTCTCGCATCTTGCGTACGAATGCGGCAAGGCCGCCCAGGATGGACAGGAACACGATCCAACCCCAGGTAATGGCACTGGCCCACTCACCGACGGGCAGAGGTTGATGTGGAGGTTTTTCAAACATGAGTTTTCTTTCTTTGGTGACCAATCGGCCATAAAAAAACCGCCCGAAGGCGGTTGCGTTTTGCTGCTGGCTGTTACAGGTTGCCGGCCCATTCGAGAGCACCTGTGACGTCGACGGTTCGCTGTGTGCCGGCGCCATCTGTGACAGTGCAGCGCAGGGTGACCGTGGCTGTTCCTGTCGCGTTGTTGGTGTAGGTGAAGCGCACTGTCACCGATGAGCTGGCGCCCAGGATGACGGTTGCGCCACGCGGGTTGCTCAAGGTGCTCCAAGCGTATGTCTTCGGTTCGACGCCGCCGGCGGCGTAGACGGCGGGGTTACAGCTGACGGTGCCGCCACCAAACTGCGAATCCGCGGTGCCGTAGTCGTCTATCCCTGTCACGGTCAGCGGGCCGACCGCGCTCTTGCTGCGCAGCTGACCCAAGCTGATAGGACCAGACGGCACGCCGGCCAGCGCCCGCACGCGCGCGTCGCCGAGCGAGAGCGGCTTGGCGATCCCCAGTTCGGCGGCCACCATGCCGAGCGTCACCGGGCCACTGGCTGGGAGTGTCATTTCGCCTCCAGCTTGGCCAGGCGCGCGCGCAGATCGACCACGGCGCGTGCCAGTTCGACGACCAGGACCATCGAAGCCGCTCCGTACTGCACCGACTTGGCACCGCTCTCATCGGTGTGTACGGCATCCGGCAGGATCTGCTCGAGCGACTGCGCGCCGACGCCCAGGCCGCGCGCGCCGCCGCGCTTCCAGGTAAACAGCCCGGATTTGCGGATCTTGGCCAGGCGCTCGATCAGGTCATGCGGCACGCGCTGCCACGACTTTTTCTTTCGCTCGTCCGAGGTCTCGGTAATGACGTTCGCCGAGAAAGACCCGGTATTGCTCAGGCTGGCCACGACCGTGGTGCCGGCCTGGTTGTAGAAGTTGAAGAAGCCGCCCCCACCGATGATCGAAAAATTGACGTTGTTGTCCGGGCCTAGGTTGACCAACGGGCGCGCTACCCCGTCGGTGCCCTTCATCCAGATACCTTTCGTGTTCTCGAAAAACGTGTTGCCGGTGCTTCGGACGTTGCCGACGTTGTCGAGATTCCACACGATTGTGCTGCCGGACTGGTTGTAGACGTTCCAGGTGGATCCGCCCGGGATCGTCCAGTTCAGCGTGTTGTCAGCGGCGAAGCCAAACAGCGTGCGCGTGGTGCCGCCAGAGTCTTTCAGCAGAATGCCGGTGTTGTTCGAGAGGATCGGGCTGCCGGTCATCAGGCCGCCACTGAGAGGCAGGCAGACGCCAGCAGCCTGTTTACTGTTGAAGAACGACCAGTCGACCGCAGTGAGGTAACCGTCTCGGCTGACCGTCGCGGGGAACGGCGTGGTGCCGCTGACTCGCAGGTAGGTCATGCATCGCCAGATATTGCCGCCCAGGCTTTTAAACATAGCCACATCGCCAGCGCCGGTAGTGATGTCGGACGAGCCGGGCAGGATCAGGGCGGACTGGTTGTGGCGCAGGACCAAAGCGCCGCCGAACGTCACCCAGCGCATAGACCCTTCGGCGTAGTTGTCGAATGCGTAGATGCTGGTGGTGCCCGTGATCGTGATGTTCGACGCAGCAGCGAACCCGATGTTGACGGTAGTGGCCGAAGGCAAGATCACGGTCGGGCCCAGCAGCTGGTCGAACAACTGCCGGATGAACGCCGCGTGTGCTCGGAAATAGTCGTCGATCGTGCCCTTGGCCGATTCGGTACCCTGCGGGCTGTTATCGGTCGGGATCTTGCTGAGGTCTGTAATGCTCGATGGTACTGGCATGTTATGCTCCAGGTAACAAAAAGCCCGCACGAGGCGGGCTGTAAATAGGGCTAAAAATGTCTTTCGATCCGATCGCTCTCGGCGCCGCACTGGCGTTTGTCTTCAACGCCTGGTGGGCCTCACGGCGAAAGTAGGCGCCGCCGCGCTTCTTCTTCCTCATCCTGCGACGAGAACAGCGCGGGTGATGCGAGCATGCCCACCGGCTGCCGCTGCGTCGCTCCAGGCACGGCCAGCGTGCGCGGCACATCGAGCGAACGTCCGGACTGCATGCCCACGCGAATGTTCTGCACCGGCTCTGCGAGGTACTGGCGCGCCAGCGGGCCGGCCACCGGGATATTCCCCAGGTAGCGCTCGAACAGTCCACCGATCGCGCCGGCCGTGTTCGAGTTGTTCACCGCACCGCCGGCTGGCTGGAACTGCTCGTACCGCGCCACGCGACCCAGCGCCTGCATCTTCTGGATCTCGGAAGGCTGGAAGAACAGGCGCAGCTTGCGCTCGCCGATCGCGTCCAGCGCCTTGACGTAGGCTGCGCTGCCGAAGTTGCCGGTCTCGTCGGGCATACCGCCCAGCGCCTTGCTTTTCAGGTGCCCCAGGATCTGATCTCGCACCGACTGCATGGCCACCGGGTTCGCCTTGATCGAGTGCTTGAGCTGCGCCACCCCGGAGAAACTTGCGTCCTTGCCGGCACCGACGATGAACTGCTGCACGAACTTGTCAGGCTCGACGCCATCACGCACGGCCTGCAATGCCGGCGTGCGCTCGACGGTCTGCATCCACATGCGGTTGACGCGCCGCGCCTTGTTGAAGGCGTTGATCGCGCTCTGGCCGAGTTCCTGGCCTGGTTGGCCGCTGGCTAGTCCGCCGGGCGTGGCCAACTGGCTGCCGCCGACCGCCGCTGCCGGCGCGCGCTGAGCCAGCAGCGGCGTTTCGTCCAGCGCCTGCCGCACCGCGCCCAGAGCGAAGCGCACATTGCCGTCGGCGCTGCTGCGTTGCAGGCGGCCGATGTTCGTCTTGAACTGCTCGGCAATCTCGACCGTCAGTGGCGTGCCGCCCTCGCTTCCGGCCAGTGCGAAACTGTTCAGCTTGTTGCGAATGTCCGGTGTCAGGAAGCTTTCGACGTTCGCCTCGTGGAGGAGGTCACCTGCGCGCTGTGTGAAAGCTGCATGGTCCAACTCGGCGCTCCGCCCACCTGAGTCGCGCGCGCGGTCGTACAGCCGCCCGATGATGTCGGTTGCACGCTCATTGCGGCGCTCGAGCGCGCCGATGACCCGCTCGCCGCCAGCGTAGGCATCGCCCGCCGCGCCGGCGCCGAGGTCATTCAGGCCGGTCTTGAGCAGCTGATTGTTACGGTTCTCGGTCTGGCCGAGGAACTGCGCGGTCGAGTCCTTGCTGTTCATGCCCAGCTTGGCCAGGTTCTTCTGCTGCGTGACCACGGCCGGGTCCAGCGTCAGGCCGGCGGCCGTCGGCGTCAGGTTGGTCAGGCGATAATCGGCCAGGCGGCGAACCGCGTCGGGCGACACCTGGTCCGTCGTGCGGAAGGCCTTGGCCACGTCGTCACGGATGCTCTGCGCCACCCGGGGCGGCAGCTCGTGCAACTTCAGGCCTGACTGCTCGATCGCGCTGTTGATCGTGATGTTGATCTGCTGCGGGTCCTGTGGCAGTACGCGGCGATTCAGGCGATTGGCCAGGCCGGCCACCTTGTTGACGGCGAACGGCGTGGCAATGCCGGTCGCCAGGGATGCCGCAAGCTGCGCGCCATCGTTGCCGCCAGTCTCGCGAGTGTAGCCGCCAGCAGCACCGGCAGCGCCGGCCGAGGTGAGCTGCTGCACCGGGTTTGCCGCCAGCGTGCGTGCCACGCCCTGAGCAACGCCGGTCAGGCGCTGCACCCCTTTCGCTGCGGCGCCTAGCGTGCCAGCGCCGCCTGCCACCATGCGCGTCGCGTCGCCGACAATGCGCTCGGTAGCGGTGCGTGGTTGCGGCAGCCGCGCCAGGTCGGCCAGCGCGGCGCCGGTGCGTGCGGTCGGCTTGTTGCCCAGGATCGGGCTGGCCAGCGTGCGCACCGGGTTGCCGACGAAGGTATCGAACACGTCGCCGACGCCTTCCAGGCCATGACGCGCGGTCAGGCCGATCTGGCGCGGCACGTCGGCGATCGAGTCGTTCAGCTGCTGGCCGAGTGGCTTCGATGGGGCAGGGGCTGCCGCCGGCTTCGGCGCACGCGCCGCCGATTCAGATTCCATGCGCGCGCGGAATTCGAACTCTTCTTGCTCGGTCATTTCCCTTGGCTCCGTTTAAATTCCTGGTAGCGGCGCTCTTTTTCAGCGTCGGCGTAGGCCTGCGTGGGCGCGGCCTTCTTCGGCAGTTCCGCTACCGATGGAACCTTTTTCGCCTGCACCTGGTTGAGGTAGCGGCGGTTGATTTCCTCGATCACCTGCATGGCAGCGATCTTGTTTTCTGCCGGAATCGTCACGTCGCCGATCTGGCCGGCCATCTGCTTGTAGAGCAGCACGTCCTTGTCAGATTGCGGGCCGGACATCTTCGGCATTTTCGACACGAGGGAGCCTTCGAGCGCCTTGAGCTGCGCCGCCGCCGCGCTGCCTTCGGTGCTGGCGCCGAACACGCGCGCGATCTGATCGACCGCCGCGCCGCCGTAGCTGCTGGTTGCTTTGCGGATCAGGGGCCGGGCCACGCCAAGCAGATCTATCACGGACTGCGCGTCGCTGACCTTCTGCTGCACTTCGGTCGTCTTGGCCGTCACGGGACCGCCAGGGATTGGCTCGAGCGACTGCCCGTCCTGCGCCCAGCGGTAACCTGGCGGTGCTTTCGCAGTCGCCCGCGCTGCCGTAGCTGCAGCGACGTTCGAATTGCGGATGGACGTGTCGGAGCTGAGGCGCGCATCTGGGCTGACCGTGTTGCCGATCGTGTTGACCGGCTTACCAGTGAACGGATCGAGTGCCACGGTGCTGCCGCCGGTGTTCTGGAAGTTCAGTTTCTCAGCATCCGGAGCGAAGCCATCGACGCGCTCGGTGCGGCCGTCCTCGAACACGTTGGCCATGACGCGCTGGCCGTCGACCATGCGCGCCTCTTGCTTCATCAGCTTCGGGCGAAGGTCTTTGGCCATGTCGAAATACATCTTTGCTTTATCTGGCCGACCTGCCACGGTGAATCGGTTGTAGGCATCCATTGCGAGCGCATACTGCTCCTCTGTGCTGCGTGCTTGAATCGGCCCACGAGGCGGCTGCCGACCGGCTGGCCCTGGCGCACCCATCTGCGGGGCCGGCGCTGTGCCATATGCCTGGCCCTGCTGGCCACCGTCGCCGGCCCCACCCATGATCTTGGCGAACAATTCGGGCTCGTCGGCCGCTGCCTGGAGCCGCTTGTTTTCCATTTCCATGTGCTGCGTCTGCGCCTGGCGGTACTGCTGCTGCTGTTGCTGCGCGAGCCCACCCTGGTAGCCTTGCGACCCAGCGAGCAGGCCACCACCGAGGATTTCGCCCAGGTTGCCACGGCCGCCCAGTAGAGCGGCGCCAGCGGTCAGCAGGCCCTGGCGCGCGGCCGCGTTCTGCATCGGGTCTTCCGGCAGCGCGAGCATGCCCTTCATTCGTTCGAACATGTCATCCCCTTAGAAGCCGCGTTGACGGCGGCGTGCGATTGACGCGAGTACGGCGTTTTGATCCGGCGCCTGCTGGCCGCCGCCCATGCCGCCCATACCACCCAGGCTGCTGGAAATCTGTGGTTGCTCACCCTGGAACACCGGGCGGCCGGTGGGGGGCTGCATTGGCGGCTGGCCACCACCCATGGCGCGGTTGACCGAGCCGTAGGTGCTGGCGGCCTTCATGCCGGTTTTCGAGTAGTCACCGGCCTGCGCAAGCATGCTCGGTGGCGGGACTGCAGCCGCGGCTGCGCTGGACTCTGCCAGCATCGCCGGCGTGCCATATTCTGCGGTCGTACCGGCGAGTGAGCCAGACAGCCCGCCCATGCCGGCGCCGCCGCCGCTCAGCATGCCGCTCGAGGTAACTGATGGCGTCACGAACGCCATGGCGCCCGGCGCCGCAGCACCTTCTGCCGCGAGCATCCCGGTACCCATGCTGGCGGCGCCAGCGGTTTCCACGCCCAGCATTCCACCAGCGAGGGCAGTTGACCCTACACCGGCCGCGCCAGCACCCGCCACTCCTGCGGCACCGACGCCAGCGGCACCGGCTGCACCGGCTGCACCCGCGCCGGCAGTGCCGGCTGCCGCGCCGCTCGACCCGAGCAGGCTACCCAGACCACCAGCGGCTGCGCCGCCAGTTGCCGCCAAAAGGCCGGCGCCAGCCACGCCTGCAAGACCCATCTTCCACCAATCGTTCATCGTGTTTCCCTTGTATTAACCGAGCATGCCGTAGAGGGCTGCGGCACCACCTGCGGCTTGTGCCCATGGATTGGCGCCCGGGCCGGTTTGACTGACCGTCGAGCCGTTGCCGATCGCGCCACGGATCGAATTGCCGAGCACGTCAAGCTGCTTGTACGGCGACTGCGCGCGCTCGTTGAACAGCGCCTGCTGGTCAGCCAGCTTCTGCTGTTCGTTCGCGTATACCGTTTCACCAGAGCCCTGCAGCTGCGCGGCGTCGGTATATGCCTGATTGCCGTACTGCAGGGCGGACGACAGGCCGGCCATCTGCCGCCCGCGCTCGCCTTCGAACGCTGCCTGATTGCGGGCCAGGCCACTGTCAGCGAGACCGGCATTCGTCTGCCAGTTCTGCTGCTGGCGGCCCAGCGCGTTTTCGGCCAGGCCGGCGCTCTGGTTGTAGTTCTGCATGCGCATCGATGTCGCCGAGTCCTGCAGGCCCTGCACCAGGTTGCGCGAGTTGCCGTCCTGCGCCTGTTGCCATGCCGACCCGCCGAACGCGCCAGCGCGCGCCATGGTGGCATCCGTCGAGTTCACCGCGCCCGTGTAGTTGCGCGTGATGTCGGCTGCGGCCTTGTCGATCGACTGCTGCAGGTGCGGGTTTTCGCCCATAAATGCGTTCTGGCCAGTCGGTTGCGCGCCCATGTACTGATTGGTGCCGGTATCGCGGCCCAGGTACTGGCCGTTGAGCGTGCCCTGCAGCGCATGGCTGCCGGCGTTGATCTCGCTCGAGCCACCGTAGGCGCGCGCCGCCGCCATGTTCAGGCCGTCGGTCTGGTAGCCGTTGAGGTTGGCCGAGCGCTGGCCCTCGTAGACAGGCATTTCCTTCTGCGACAGGGCGCTGCCTCGTGCCAGCAGTTCCTTGGAAGCCGATTGTGCCCAAACCGGAAGTTCGGTCGTAGTAGTGGTTTTGTCCGGCGCTTTGCTGCTGCTCATGGGAAGCCCCTATAGAGTGAATTCGTATGTCGTTTCCTTGGGCTTGAAGCCAAGGCGCTTTGCTGCTGCCGCCCACTCGTCACGCGCCGAGGCAAACGTGATCGCTTTCGCGCCAGCATTTGCTGCTACTGCCTTGATATGAGGGAAGAAGCGCCGCATGAGTGGCAGGGGTGTGGCCGAGTAGGCGCACCACACTTCCATCGACGTAGCGTGGAACGATGCAGCCAGGCGCAGCACTAAGAAGCCGAGGTATTCGCCGGCATCACCGCTGCCGATGTACAGCACCGCCTGGCCCTGACGCAGCGCCATATACACGTCTTCCGGCAGCCAGTCATCGGTGGTGGCTTTCTTGACCTCGACCAGGCCGGCGCGTACGCGGTCCCACTCGGCGACAAGGTGTTTCGGTTCGATTACGCGCAGCATGTCAGTTCCCGGTGAAAAATCGTTTCTGGACAAAGGTTGTCGGCGCCGCAGTGCAGAGCCAGCCCTCGACCACGTACTTGCTGCCGGCCGCGCCCAGCTCCGCCGGCGCGGTATTGCGCACGAAGTCGCCTGGCGTGTAGGTGCCCGTTACTGGCATCGTCGGCCCCGCGTTCGTACACGCGCTTATGCGACCCTCCGACAGGCCATTGACCTGGTTCACGATGTCGCGCACCAGCTCATACAGGCGCTGGCGCCAGCCCTGAAGGTCATTCCCGTTCGGCAGCCGCGCGTCGTTCGATAGCCTGCTCATTCCATACCGTCCGGGGTCAGTGCCGGCGTGAAGCCGACCAATTCGAAGTCGCCCTGCAGATCGATGCGCACGCGGTGATAGCGCCCCGATGCCAGGGTGTCGTAGTGACTGCCGGCCAGCGCGCCGGCGCCGCGGTTGTCCAGCTGGTCGCCGTCGAACTCGCGCGTGTAGTGCGTCAGGCTCGATGCCGCCGGGCGCGCGGTGAAGCGCGGTGTTACCCCGCCCAGCGTCGTGTATTGCTCGTCGTCGCCGAAATCGCCGGTCGTGAGCGAGGCAGCGGCAGTCGGCCCGGTGACCGTCTTGATCTTGTGATCAAGGGCCACCACGCCCATTGCCGAGCTGCTGGTGTCCAGCGCCGGCGAGTCGAAAGGCAGGTCCGGGATCGTTTCGAACGTCATCGCCGGATCGGCTGGCCAGTTGTCGTAGTTAGTCTCGGCGCCCTGGTACTGGAACACAGCCTCGATCGGCAGCGACACGTGGCCCCAGCGCTCGTTGTTCAGGTTGTAGACCAGCGCACTGGTCAGCGCACCGCCTGAGCCTGGCGTCGGGTAGAACCACCAGCACAGGTTCTTGGCCTGGTCGAAGTGGCTGCGGATCCGGTAGCGGTACGTAGCGTCGCAGTTTGCGAAAAACCACTCGCGCACCGGCGCGCCGATCGGACGCGGCCGCGAGCCGTCGAACAGGTAGAAGTCGCTCGCACCGATGAACAGGTGGGCCGTGCCGGTATCGATCACCGATTCCGCGCTGATGGCGCCGACGTTCGATGCAATCAGGTCCCACTGCCAGATCACCGGCGGGCCGACATAGCGCCCGAGGTACATCGATTTTTCCTTGTACGCGACCACGTCGTTGCCCAGGCGCTGCGCTGCGCGGATGTCGCCCGGGGTGTTCAGCAGGTAGCCGAATGCTGCCTGGTTGCTGCTGGCCGGCGCCCAGGTCAGGTGGTCGTAGATGTGCGAGCACGCCCAGGCGTCGGGCCGGTCGCCGCCGACATACGTCGCATTCAGTGCGAACGCCAGGACGAAGCCGGAAGCGGTCACGATGATGCGCGCGCGCGGCGACTGCGGAATGTCCGCGAATGCCGTGCCGGTACCGGTCGAGACCTGCAGCTGCTCGGTTTCATTGCACGCCAGCGAGGCATTGCCGAACTGCGCGAACCGCCAGCGGTTTTCGACGCTGCCGGTATAGCCGCCGCTGCGCGACTGGTTGACGAAGGTGACGCCCGACAGCTCGTACAGCGCGGTGCGGGTACCGGCGAAGACGCGGTTCAGGCGGTCTAGGCGCGTCAGCACGGCGCCGCCACGGCACTCAGCGGGCAGAGCGGCCAGGCCAACGTCCATCGCAGTCGGCGCGCCGGCCATGCCGCGCAGTGTCGGGATCAGGTCGGCGCATGCCGTCAGCACGCCGGGCACGGTGCTGTCGGCGTCTGGCGCGAAGCCGGTCAGCGGGATCATCGTGCGCTTCCAATCGTGAGGGTTGATCCGCTGTGGCGCTCGGCCAGGTCGGCATCGATTAGCGCGTTGGCGGCAGCCGCGTACATGCGCGCGGCGGTCGGGATGCGTGCGTCATCCTTGATGTGTGCGTAGGCCTCGATCAACGTCGAGTACAGGTACAGGTTCGGGAACTGCTCGAGCAGCCAGTTCGTGTCGCCGGCGGCCGACAGCGTCGGGAAGCGCCGGTAGTAGGACAGCGTGAAGGCTGCGGGCGTGCCGCCTTCGACGGCGATGCCGCCATCCTGCAGCGTGTAATGGCGCGGGCAGGTGGTCGGACCCAGCTTGGCGAATTCCTCCGGCGGCAGATAGGCCAGTGGCTCACGCTCCGTCGGCACGGTCAGGCGGTCGACCGCGAGGAAGCGATCGGGCAGGGTGGCCAACGAAGTGGTCTCGCGCGCCAGCATCGCGCGCACGCGCAGCGGCGCCACCGACACCTCGATGTCGCGGAAGCCGTAGTACAGGCGCGGCTCGGCCAGCGCGATCAGATCGGGGATCACCGCAGTCAGGTTGGTGCGCCCGAGCCGGTTGGCGATCGCCTGTTGCAGTTGTCCGTAGTTCATCAGATGTGGCCCTCGTAGATGCGGCATTTACTGTGCTCGGACAGGAAGCGGTCGAGCATCTTGTTGTCGTTGGCGACGACGTCCCACGTGGTGCCGCGTTCGACGGCCCACGCGTTTAGTAGGTCGATCGGAATCGACGCCGCGAAGTGATCGCCGCCCTTCGTCTTGGTCGCGCCGGCGCTGCGCAGGCGCTCGTTGCGGCGCAGTGCTGCGGAAACGTCGGTCGATTGCAGGATTACGCCGGAGCCGTCTGCGTCGGTGTCGATCGACAGTTCGCTGGTCTGGCTGGCTTCAACGATGTGTTTCATGGGTATCCGGAAAAGAAAAAGGGCGCCCCGGAGAGCGCCCTTTTGGTTACAGCGGGATGGATCAGGTCAGGTCGAGGACCGCGCCGTGAGCCTTCGGGTTGTAATCACGCAGGGTGAATTCGCAGTTCACCAGCACGTCCTTCGTGTCGCCGGTCACGCCCAGCGGGGTGTCCTTCATTTCACGCAGGATGGCCAGCTCCAGGAACTCCGGGTTGACGAACGCGACCTCGCGCTGGCGCATGTGGCGCGCGTTGACGGTCTTCACGCGGCCGAACGGGCCGATGTAGATCTCCAGCGTGGCGGTCAGCGCCTTGTCTTCGGCCTTGTCGAAGCGAGTCGTGCCCGCCAGGAAGGTGTCGAACACGGTGCGCTGGCTGGACGGCAGCAGGCCGTACAGGTTGTCCATGTCGGTGCCGTTGTCGAACATCTGCTGTAGAACACCCTTCATCAGGGTTTCGGTGAACGCGCGCTGCGTGCCGTCGACAGCTGCCGTGTTGGTCAGCGGGTTGGCAGCAACGCCACCGGCGCCCAGCGACACGTTGTCGCTCATGAAGCCGAACAGGCCACGTGCTTGCGGCGCCACGCCGGCGGCCGAAGGGATCGCGGTCGTGTTCTGCAGGCAGGCGAACTCGATGTCCTTCTTCAGCTCGACCATGGTCTTGGCCAGCTGACGGTTGTATTCCGATTTACCACCCGCCTTCTCGACAGCTTCCTGAGTACCGGTGACGCCGAAAGTGTCGTCGACAATCTGGGTGCGGTTACCGTAGCGCAGGGGCGGGGTGCGCTGGGTACGAGTGGCGTTGTTACCCTGCTCGACCTTGTTGGCCTTGGCCGCGCGGTATGAGTCGGTGCTCCATTCGTCGAACACGCCGTCAGCCTTGCCCTTGCCGATGAGCTTCACGAACGGGGTCTCGGAGACCGACACGTTCCAGATTTTGCTCATCAGCTGTTCGCGGTTGATCGTGCTGTTGAAGGTTGCGTAGGTGTTTACGGTTTGTGCCATGGTAATTTCTTCCTATTAACGTTTTGTCATGCCGAGCAGGGCGGCGAAATCTTTCGCGCTACCGGTTTGCTCGAGACGGCGGGTTTGTTTTTCAATGTGCAGCTGTGCTGCGGGCTTTGCGGTCGGCGCCGGCTTGCTCGCCTTGGTAGGGAGCGCCGACACCTTCTTGATGGCCTGCTGCGTGGTGGTTTTCTGCTTGTCGTACTGCGACGCCTTCCAGAGCACTTCGAGCATGCGTTTGTCGGCCACCTGAGCCAGCTCGGCCTCGGTGAAGCCGGCCTTCTGCCCGATCGCCTTCATTTCCGCGATGTGCTCCTTGCCGAAGCCGGGAACCAGCGTGGCCATGTGCGCCTGGGCTTCCTGCGCCTGCTGGGCGAAGGCTTGCTGCTGCGCCTGCTGCTGCGCTGCAGTCAGCGTCTGCTGCTTGGTGGTGATGGCGCGCTCGATGTTGCCGCGCTCGGCCTGGGCACGGTTGTAATCAGCCATGTGGATGCCGTACGAAACGGGGTCGCTCTCGCGCAGCCCATCCCAGTCGACCTGACCGTATTCGCGCAGCGCCGCGTCTATGCTTTGCAGCTGGCCGATCTCCTGGCTGAACTGCTGCACTTCGGCGGCCTGGCGCGCGACGTGCGCATTCCACTCCTGACGCTCCTGAGCGAGTCGCTGGGCTTTCTGCGTGTAGTCCTGCTGACGCAGATAGCCATTTTTGGCCTCGTCGGCCGTGAGCTTGACCTTTTCGCCATTGATTTCCAGCTCGAGGAACGCTGCGGCCGGGTCCTTTTCAGGTTGTCCGTCGGGATCAGGGGCAGGGTCCGCGTCGGGATCCGGATTTGCATCAGGATCGGCGTCAGGGTCTGCATCAGGATCCGGGTCCACGATTGGGTCCTGGTCGGGGTCGCCGCTTTGCGGGTCCGGATCTGCATCCGGTTGTCCGTCTTCGGCTGGCCCGCCCAGCATTTCCGCGAAACTGTCGGTGCTCATTGCGCTGCCACCGCTGCCGCCCCCACCGTCACCATCGACGATGTTCATCGGCATTGCGAAGCGGAGCAGGTATTTCAGGAGTTTGTGCATGTGATTTCCGTGAGGTGTGAGTTCAGAAACGACAAAGCCACCGCAGTGGGTGGCTTGGCCTGATTATTCCTTACTCGACGGGCAGCGTTCGAGGGCACGCTGCCAGCCCGGTAATTAGATGGTGGAGCCGTCCGAGAGCAGGGCAGCAGGTGTGTCGCCGCGTACCAGGCGGATGCCGGCGTACTTGCCGACGTACAGGCCGCCATGCTTTGCATCCGGATGCGTGATCTCGCAGACGGCCAGAGGTTGGCCAACTTCTTCGATGCGCGCGGCGTAGACCGCCAGCGGCTCGACGTCGACCGGCGGCGCCGGCGCCGGCACTGGGGCAGGAGATGGCTTGTCCGGCGGAAAGACCAGTTCGAGAGCTGCAGGGACGACCGGCTCGAATGCATGTTCCTGCTCGGGTTGCGTAACCGGTGCCGGCGCCGGGGCGGGCTCTGGATCCGGCTGCGGTGTCAGCAGGGTTTGCACCGCTGGCGGCTGCGCAGCCTTCTCGACCACCGGCGCGCCGGCATCCTGGCTGTCCATATTCGGCGCCACGTCGACCGGCTCCTGCTTGACCGGCTGGGCCGGGGTTTGTCCTTTACGTGCCATTGATCCTCCGTTGTGTGGCTTCCGCCTTGGTTTGC